ACAGTACCTGCTCACAATTCATTCTCAGGTAAAACTTCTAACAATACTTATTCAAGACCTTGGGCTACAGCAATTGTATTTAAAGCTGATAGACATAATAGTAATCAACACATTTGGAACTATGGAGAAGGCGCAGGTACTAATGATGATAATATCTATTTAAGATTGGCTTCTAATGGTTATCTATACTTTGGATGGGGTCGTGAAGGAGTTGGATATAATGAATGCCTTGTAACTGTGGTTAGTCAGCCTTATTGGTATGGTGTTTATATAGCACACAAGGGAGCTCGATATAATTCTAGTAATGCTACAGCTGCTAACTTAGCTGATGCTTTTGATATTAGAGTTATGTATAGTGGCTCAAGCTTTGGTTCTGTAACTTCTAACATTTCCTTAACTAATTGGACCTCTACAGGTGTTAGAATGGATAGGTCTTTTGGTGGTCACTTAACTATTGGTGGTAGAGGTTCTAACAGAAACTTTCACGGAAAAGTGGCTAGTATGGTTGTCACTACTCTTCTTGGTAATGCTGATATGCCTACTGATGCTGAGATTAAACTTATGCTTACAGACCCTATCAAATGGAGAGATGATTATAAGATAGGTACATCATACAGATTCCCTCATCAACAATATGCTCAGTATATTTTTACAGCTAATGGTGGTAATGAAAATAAAGCTACTCAAATTTGGTTAATGGGTGATGGTACTTCTGACTCTTATTCTAATGGTATAAGAAGTCAAGTTCAACCAGCAGACCAAAACTATACTAAGCTACAATTTAACAGTATGTCATCTAATGATATTGAAACTGTAAATATCCTAGGTCTTACATAAGAGACCTTTAACCCTTAACAAAAGGAAAGCCGCTCTTCGGAGCGGCTTTTCTGTTATTTCTTTTTGGCTTTTTTAACTGCTTTCTTACGAGGCTTTTTTCTATCCTCTATAAGAACAACCTTCTTTTCAGGTTTTCGTTTAGCAGCTTTTTTTGTAGTCTTCTTTGTAGCTCTTTTAACTACTTTCTTGGGTGATTTAGCCTTCTCTACCTCTTTCTTATTTTTGTAATATTCAATAAGAAACTTAGGCAAATCCTTTAGAGGATCACCGAGCTCTTTTACACAGTGACCACATCTAAAGGCTTTAAATCGATTGGCACTACTGAAGCATCCACATTCAGGGCACCATTTATCTTCTTTAGGCATTAAAGATACTGTTGAGTGTAAGAAGTATCCTCTTTAGCAGACTCTTCTACAACCTCTTCATCTTCTTCGTCAATAGGGTGTGTAGTATTACCACCTTCATGAGGTACTTGAGTAGGAGCATCGGTAGGGTTCTCAGGAAGTTCAGGAACTTCAACTGGCTTAATGTCTACTTTAGTCTCGTGACGCTGTACTTCTGGAATAGGAGCAAGATTGTCACCGAAATCAACAGGTGCACCAAGGCAGCAAGGAATAGTTACTTTACCTACAAAACGACCACCACCATGATCTTGTGCAACAACCATCTCACCAGAACCGTCAACAGAAGTAACACGAATGTGAAGACCAGAGTCGATATAAGAGTCGAGAACTTCCTTTACATTATCTGGAAGATCTTTGTAAGATTCGTGAGACTTGAAGTTATCATCGAACTTGATTACGTCACCAACTAGGAAACCCTTTTGTTCAAAACGTGATTGATACTTCTCAAGAAGGGAGAGAAATTTATTGTTTTTAGCCATACTATTATTTAGTCTCAAGACTAAATATTTATACTAAAAATGGCAGTAAGATTAGATAACCTTAAATTGACCTCTATTGAGGAGAAGTCCCTCGAGAGTGGTTACTTGTATAAAGATGTTAAGTTCGATCTCGGAATGACACGATTTGGTAAATCTGCTCTCTATGCTGAACAGACTCTTAAAGATCTTGATGAATTGCAAGATGGTCAAGCTGTTATTAATAGTGTAAAGAATATACTCACAACTACACCAGGTCAGAAGCTTCTCAACCCTACACTTGGTCTCGACTTTAGAAGCTATCTATTTGAGCCGATTAATACTACTACATCATTCTTCTTGGCTCAGTTTATCTATAGCAACTTAGGAGTACAAGAGCCTCGCATTACATTAGAAGGTGTAACTATTGAGAGTCTACAAGATCAAAATCAATACAATATTGAGATAACATTTAGTATACCTAAACTTGATATCTATGATCTATCTCTAAATGCTTCTTTGAATAAAGATGGCTACGTTTTGGTTTGATAACTAAGGCTTATAGATTAAATATCTATAATGAGCTTAGAAGATTTCACAGACTACAAACTTCCTAAGAACGCATACCTTACGTTCGATGCAGATTCTCTTAAGAATCTCATTATTGAGCGTTTGAATGAAAATGAAACGTTTACTGATCAGAACTTCGAAGGTTCTAACTTCAGTGCTTTCATTGATGTTGTAGCTTATATGTATCACGTTCTTCTCTTCCAGCTCAATACTACCTCTAACGAGTCTACATTTGATACAGCTACAATTTACGAGAACATGAATAAGCTTGTATCTAACATTGGTTATAAGCCTCTTGGTGATCAAACTTCACTCGCTAATATTTCTCTTTCTGCTACTAACCTAGCATCTAACGTTTATACAATTCCTCGCTACTCTACTATTGCTGCTGATGGTAACACTTTTGTAGCCACTAAAGATATCACATTTGAAAAGGTTGCAGATAATATTATTGAAGAGGTTACTCCTTCTAATACTACTCTCTACCAAGGTACTCTTACAGAAGCTACTTTCAATGCTACTGGTGAGCCATATGAGAATATCATTCTTGTTGATAGCTTTACTTCAAAGCAGTTTACTCAAAGTGCAAAGAACCTTAACAATACAAAGTTTATTAGTGATAATACCTTTAGTGTATTTGTACAGAATAATGTTACTAGTGTTTGGGATGAGTATACTGAGACAGCTTCTCTATTCCTTGAGAGTGCTGATGCTAAGAAGTTCGAAAAGCGTCTTAATGCTTCAGGTAACTACGAGTTTAAGTTCGGTAACAACCTTAATGGTAAGCAGCTTAATGGTAATGATACTGTATTAATATATTACGTTGTATCTGATAATGATGCTGGTGATATTGGTCCAGGTGCTTTTGTTGGCTCATCATTCACCCTTTATAACTCTAAAAACTTCGGTGAAGTTAAAGACATTCTCTTTGATAGTGATCAGACAATCATAACAGCTGCTCAACTTGCTAACCTTACAGTTAATAATCCAACAGCTTCTTCACCAACAAAGAAGGCAGAGACAGTAGAAGATATTAGAACAAATGCTCCTAAAGTATTTGCTTCTCAGAACCGTCTTGTTACAAAGGATGATTACAGATATCAGATTAATAGAAACTTCAATAACATTACTCGCGATGTTAAGGTTCTTTCTAACGAAGATTATACATCAAAAGTACTTGCTTACTATAATGATTTAGGTCTCGCTAATGGTAATGATGATGCTCGTGTTCTTTACTCACAAGTTCTCTTCTCTACTTCAACTAGCTTTAACAACGTTTATGTTTATACAGTACCAAACGGTAATCCAACATTAGATGGTACAATTCCAAACTTCCTTAATGCAGCTCAAAAGCAGCTTATCTCAGACTTCTGTGATAATAAGAAAGACATTACTCAGAACGTAGTTGTTGCTGATCCAATCTTCAAAGCATTTGCATTCGGTGCTACAAGCCTTGGAAGTTCATTTGCTACAAATGATACAATCGATGATATTGTTAATAACTCTAAGCTTCGTATTACATTAGATAGAAACCAAGCTATCAATGATGGTGCTGTTAAGACAGCTGTCTTTAATACATTTAACAACTACTTTAACAATGTACAGTTGGGTGATGTTATTGATGTAGCTGCTCTTACTAATGATGTTCTTAATATTCCAGGTGTTACAGCTCTTCACACTGTTAACGGTGATGCTGAAGTTGCTAACCTTAGCTTTGCTGTATGGAATCCTGACTATAAAGACGAAGATCGTGTTATTCAGTCTCTCAACTATCAGCTTGAAGACTTCCAGTTCGCTTATTTCTACAATCCAAAGGATATAGCTAATAAGATTGAACTTCGTCGCTTGTAAACACTTGCTCGGCGATTAAATAAGTGTATGTCGCTAAGCTCTCTACAACTTGATCAATCCGGTGAGTTTGATCTCTTGTATAATTTCTTCTATGTCAGGGATTACACTGGTGCGGAAACCTATGAGTCTTATGCACTACCTTTCACTCCTTTAACCTTTGCTCCTAACTTGGAGGATGGTATTGATGATTTCGTTTCTAATAAGCGCGTAGTATGGGACTTCGGTGATGGTAGTTCTACAGTTGAGACAGTAACTGCTCAACACGCTTATGATAAGCCTGGTAGATATAAGGTTTCTTGTTATCTTTATAATGAGGATGGTACAGGATATTATGACACTTTCCATTCCAAAGTTGAGATTAAAGACTTTATTGAGGATAAGCTTGTAATTGATTCTCCTACTGATATTGTGCACAATACAGGTGAAATTACTAATCCTATCACTATTGAGAGATACAATTCTTTTAGAGTTGGTACTCCTACTATTGTAGCCTACACTTCTGGTGCTACAGATACAGATTTCTTTAGTCGTGGTTATGCTGATGAAACATATGGTCATCTCAAACCTTCATCTTCTTTTGTACAAATATTAACAACTAACAATATTGTTGAGGCTCTAGATACAAACGTTGTAACAACTCTCAATACTGAGATTTATGTTAAGTTGGATGAGAACAATGAGATCGTTTATACAGATAAAAATGATACTGATGCCTTCTTTGCTGGATTAACCGGTACAGAAGAAGTTTACTTCAGAAGCGATATGGTTGGTAACTATAACCTATTTTTTGGCTTCGAGCAGGGTAGTATATTTGATGAGACAAATACTACAACTTACGGTGCTAAAGCATCAATTAATGAAAACAATACCTATAGTGACTTAACCATTACTTCTAACGGTATTGATGGTAATACGATTTTCGATATTGGTAAGACGAAGTTTGCAGGCTCTAAAATTGCTTTTGTTGTTAAGGTGAAGGATGAATCTAACTATTCACAAAAGAACATGCCATTGCTTAGCACAGCTGATGCTTCTCTAGATTTATATCTTACAGATGGTACAAATGTATATGATGCTGTATTCTCTTCTAACTTCCAAGATCTTTCAACTCTTGATAGTGGAGGTTTCTATAAAGGTTACTTTACTACAGATAATCAAACAACATTAGAGAATGTATACTTGAGTGCTTACTCAGAGATTACAGACTCTTCAGATCCATCACATACAGGAGTTAGTAATACATTTACTATTTACCCTTCTTCTTTCTATACTGTATCAAAGCAGAATGAGCAAATTGACATGAAGGATGCTTTTAAGGAGATTGCAATCCAGCCTCTATTTGATGATGCGAAGATTCTAATGAGCGACTTTATTGGTTCTATATTTGGCGATCTTTCAGCTACACAAGATTCTATTGGTAAGAGTACATATGAGAAGATTCAAAACTTCTTTGAGAATAACTCTACAATTGATGAGTCGAATATTGAGCAACTTGATGGTATTCTTCAATTGCTTGATCTACCAGAACTCAACAAATACTCTCTTCCACCCAAGCTTATGAGAGTTATGGATCTCCTTAGTATCTCCAAGTCTAAGCTGTTTGGACGAAGAAATAGAGATAATACACACTATCAAACATACGGCTATCGTTTAAATAACTTCTATGGTGAAAACTTAGGTGATGCTCTTACTTCTGGTAGTAAGATTATTGTCGGTGAAAATATTGTAGCTCATGAAAAGTATAGTGGTAATTATATCACACTAAATACTAACCTTCCTCTTAACGCTGCTATTACACCAGCAGTTCAAACTACAACAGGCTTTATTTATGTTACAACTTCAGGTAGTCTTCTTTCTGCTGAGGCTGTTGAGTTAGATGAGGGTACTGAGATTGAGCAAGAGCAACTTCCTAACTGTGACATTATTACAGAGAATGGATTGCAAATTCTTACTGATGCTCTTTCATCAGATTCCTCTTTCTATTCATTAAGTGATTATAACTCTACTTGGGGTTGGCCATTACTTTCCGGTGGTGGTAGAGACATTACAGATATCTACAACTTCTACTATCAGAGAGAGACAGAAGGTGAGATTACAGACTCTATCATTGATTGGACAGATCCAAATACAACCATTTCTTATACTATGACCTCTTATGAAGATTGGTCTAAGAATAATGGTACAATGTCAAACATTTTTGCACAAAGCCTATATGAAGGTTTAGAACTCTTCGAAGATTAATACTATGTCAGATACATCATTAAGAACAGTACTTGTTAAATATTCTATAACTAACCCAAATGAGGTTGATTATAAGGATACTGTTGCTCCTTTCTCATTCTTGGACTTCATTAACAATACTCAGGCAGATTATTCTCCTGAAGAGTATAGTTCCTTTTACTCTTCTTATCTTCAGTTGTGGCATGCAGATCAAGGTGGCTCTGAAGAAGAACAAAAGACGCAGTTTAAGGATTACTACAGACAGTTTATTAAAGAGATTGTAGTTAACTATACTACAGAGACAGAGAAGAGATTCCTCGAAAAGATTAACTTCAATGATCCTGCTGACCTTGATGTAGCTATTCCTTTCTTTGCTAACAGACTTAAAGACATTGCTCTCTTCTATAAGAAGAAGCGTGATGAAGGTAAGTATGTTATTGATAGAAATAAGATGAAGGGTTCACAAACTGGACTTGAAAAAGCTATCTTCGACAACATCTATAACTTTATCTTTAACTCTGAAGATGCTCTTGATACTGAGAATGATGAAGTGTTTAAGGCAGTTCAAGGTCTTGGTGTTGAGATCGAAGAGTTTGTAGATGTATATGGTGACTACTTTGATGTACCTGATACAGCTGATGGTAACAACATTAACGAAATCGATTCTAAGTATTGGTTAGATCCAGATGGTATTGAAGCCATTACAGGTGAGTTGAATTGGATTGGTGCTATTAGAACTTTCACCATTAACCCACCAGCTATTACTCCAGAAGAGTATGATGCTATTTGTAATCCTGATAATGAACTTGTACAGCTCTACAATCAATACAAAAAGGGCGGTATTCCTCTTAACGAGTTTTATGCTTTAAAGAGAGCGCTTGTACAAAAGTATATTGGTACAGATGTATACTATATCGATACAACATCTTCTCCTGCTGTATCTGGTGTAATGTTTACTGCTGACAATCCAGCTGCTAATGCACTTAACTTACAAGGTGCTGATACTGCTACTGTTCCAAGTGGTCAGCAAAAGCTTTTACGTGATGTTGGTCTTAACTTCCAGCCTGATGATATTGGTCTCTTTAAGCTTCAAGCTGAAACTTATAACTACGAGATTGATCGTTCTGCTTTAGAAGAAGATAAAGTTTACATCTTCCCAGATCCTGCTAAGTTTGGTAATGTATCAACTAACCCACAAGCTGACTATCCTGTATATTACAAATTTGATCATCGTGGTAATACAAGAAACGTTTCAAGTGGTTTTACTGCTGGTGATCCAAAGACCACAAATAAGGTAACTACTTTCGAATCTTTTACTACTAAAGAACGTAACACTACACAGCTTAAAGATCTTAATGATATCAGTTATAAGCTTAACTTTACTGATCTCTATAATGAGGGTCTCGTTTCAAAGCATCAGACAGATGTATATGGTAATGAGTATGCCTTATTTAAGGCTGAGCCTCTTAAACCACGAGCAGAAGATATCTCCAATACAGTTAAGAACTTACTTTTAAATGGTCACGTATTCTTTGATCAATTTGAAGGTGCATCTTTCAACTATAGCTTAACTGGTCAAAATGGTAATACATTTAGATCTGGTTTAAGTACAAATACTAATGGATTTGATGAATTAGACAATCCTATGTATTTCTACATGAGAGAGTTTTACCCATATCAAGATCTTATTCAAGATTCAAGAAATATTGTACCATTGTATAGAGATGGTGGTGCTCTTACTTTCCTTGATGGTAAAGAGCTTCCTGACAATGCTAATGGTAACTCACACTACACGATTCGTGCTGATGCTACTGTAGATCAGAATGATGAGTTCTTCCCAGATGTTAAATACTACCTTTCTGCTGGTATTGGCTATAAAGATTATGATGGTGGCTTCTTTTCAGATGATGTGCAGCTTCCAAACGACTTTGTATATGGTGATAACCTACTATTTGTTGACTCTGTTGATGAAAGAGCTAGCTCAGTTCTCTCTAACCTCTCTTCAAGTACTACTTCACTTACTAATGAAGAGAAGGCTACTTTAGATGGTACACTATACATTAAGAATGGTACTTATTCTACATCAGAGAAACTTTCAGCTGCTCTTGCACCACTAATTAGCAAATACTCTACAGCTGTTCAATCTCAAATTAATAATGAGCTTGTAGACTTTGACATTATTCAGAATACAATCTTCCTCGAGACTAAGTCAGGTCTCCTTGTAGATAAGATCAAGTATGATGATGGTGAGTTTGTAAATCCAAGAACTGTTAATACTTACTACTCTGCAAGTAGTGCTGATAACACTGATACATTTACTAATAGGTTCTATGTAGAAAAGACAGGTAAGATTTACTTTGGTAAGTTTAGACAAGATGGTGAGTGTACTAATGATGCTGATAACTATAAAGCTTACTACCCAGAGATTTACGAATACTCTATTGATACTAATAAGTCACGTTTGATCTATCCTCGTAAGGATGTTGGTAACTCAGTTACTGACTTTGAACTTAATGATGCTCTTGATACATATCGTAACTACGTTCCTACATCTATTCATACCCCTACTATTGCTTACAATAGCAGAAATGACCTCTTCAAGTTGACATACATTGCTAATGATATGAACGACTTTACTCACCTTGTTGATGTTTCATTCAAGCTTGTTGACAATTCCTTGAGTGCTATCGATTCAAATAGATATGAGACAATAAATAATATTGCACGTACAACTACATTTGGCGATAAGTCAAACTTCGGTTCTATCTCTGCTAATGGTGGTACATTTACAAGAGATGAAGATAACTTTACCCTTACAATCTAATGAGTACCATTTATATTAACCTTTCTGCTACTACTGAGAATACTGATGTTCTTAAAGAGGAAATTGCCTTTAAAGGTGACCCTACTATTACATTCATCTTAACTGGTATTGAGGAAGAAGCTAATCAGGCACTT